AAGTCGATTGCAATTTCTTTGTGTTCTTTTAAATCTGGTAAATGTGTAGGCGGAACCCACTCTGTTTCCGGTTTAAACATTGGCATCTGTATGGGCTTATTCACGGTATGGGTAGTCCCTTTCAATAATCATTTCTATGTAGTGTATTGCTTTCTGTAAATCTTCTTTACCTTTTCCCTTATGCGGATGTCGCATAATATACTTTATAGCATTTCCCTCGGCGAATAACAACTTGTTTTTATTGATGAAATCGGCCGGTTGTATAGGAAACTTATTATAATGATTACCACCTATTTGTTTATCGTAGGCAGATTGTTTCTTTTTAAATATCATTTTTTATTCCATTTTTCGATTTTCTACCCATTTTATTATCTCCTTTGCTTTATTAATTTTTCTTTTTTCTCTCATAAAAGGAAGTATTAATTTTAATAATCTATAAAGTTTTTTATGAGACATACCCCAACGCAACTGTTCTTGATGTTTTTTTGATCTTGGTTTAACTTCAAAAAGAAAACCTTCTTGACCAAAATCGTTGTATAAACTTTTAATTAAATCTTTATCTGTATTACAAATTTCCATTCTATATATATGTGTAAGGTGTTTCTTACCCTTACCGTTTTTTTTCTCTCTAATAGTCCATTCTATATAGCCTTCTCCGTCCATAAAAGATGCACAATATGCTAGTTTATTTGTATCAAAGAACATAAGCCCTTTCATAATTGCGTGGTTCTAAAATATGTAGTGTTTCTTTTGCTCTTGTGACTGCTACATAAAACAACCGATGCAATTCATCTGGATCGCTATCGTTGCTATCAACAGCAGACTTAGTAATATCAGGTAAGAGTAAAACATTATCAGCTTCACCTCCTTTCGCTCCGTGTATGGTGGACATAATTATCCGTGGTGTTTGTGAAATTTTTTCTTTGTTTGCCAGCATGTTTCTTATGTAGTTTTCTGTGCTTGTGTCAATCTTTGTAAATGCATCGTACCAAACTTTATCAGTTTGCAATCCGTGATCCGCGGTGCACTCTTCAATAGTATAACTCAAATCATTGTTCATCGTTTTGCATGTTCTATAACCGCGTGTAACATTGTCACCAAGATAAGAATAAATATTCTTAATCTGCATCACGTTTAGAAAACTACCCTTTGTCCATTCTTGCCAATTCTGTATCGCTAATAATAGATCAATAGAAATAGAATTTCTATTCTTATGTGCATAATACCAACCTTGCAATTCACATAAATCGTTAGAATCATCAAGAAAATAATT